AACGGCGTTCACCACTTGCGACAAGTTTGCCCCGGAATTTATGACACCATGTGAAAATGTCCGGTCAACTGTTGCGGAAAATGGTTGTGTGATTTTAATACCATTGACCGTGCTTTCATATCTGACGGCACTTGCGGAAAATTTCGTGGTCATTTTGTCGGCAACAAGAATGGTTGATTCCAATGTGCTTTCATTTTGAATGAATTTGGTATCATCACCCGTAATTGCAACCGTGGTTGCATTGGTATCTTTTGAACCAACAATTGTGAAAACCGGGTTTGCATTTATCATTACATAAGAAAAATCGACGTATTTTTCACCAAGGTATGTTCCGCCATTGTATGTCTTTATTGTGATATTTCCACCACCGGTGTTTTGACTTGTGATAATGGCACCCATATCGGCTTTGTGGTCGTTCATATTTATCACCAAACTTGTGTGGACACCGGTTGCAATTGTTTTGACTAATGCACCAAACTTCAATTGAACAGTATGTGTGAACGAACCGGACGCCCTGTTCGTATACATTGTCACATTCTGATCTGAATTCAACGTGGTATCACTCAATGTTGGTTGTGACGCACGTGGAATGGTCGGCAATGTGAAATTGGTGAATCCTGCTCCCGAACCTTGCCCGGCAACCGCAACACATGACCCACCCATGTCGAACACTTTTGAACCATCGGCATTGTGATTCACCCATGTTGAACCACTTGCCAACAACATGTCTTCAAAACGAATATTTCCGGTGTAATTATAAACACGCCCCGGATTATCCCAAACATATGACCCATTGACCGCACAATCACCGTTGTCCAATTGGGAATCATTACCATCGAAATGCCAATATGCTTGCCATGCAATTTGTGAACGGTTGTTTGAAATTTCTTGATTTATCAATTGCCATTGGCAAAAATAAAATGCACCAAATTCAACGGCGTTTCCGTTAATTCTTCCGCTTGTTACTGCCATATTATTCCCCTATTCCCACAAATGCCCAACCCTCTTGGTTGGCGTTGTTCAATGGGACAATTTTAATTGGTTCCATTGTAATTTCATCTTCCGCTTGCAACTTCTTGACTTCGGTGACGTCTTTATTTAACGTGAACACTTTTGTTAATGTTCCGTTTATTATCGCATAACCGGCAAATTCGGTTGGTGAAATAACAGTGTAGTCACCAAGAAAAATGTTTGATTTTATTGTGATACCCTTGGAATGAATATTCACTTGGGTGTTCATCACTTCACCGTTGGCTTGTTGCCAATTGGTTTGATATTCACCCATCACCAACATCATGTCCGTAATTTCAAATTCTGACGCACTATCCCCGTACACCTTGACGGTCAATGTGTTGTTCTTTGGTAGTATTGCCGGGTGTGCTATTTCTTCCCACAACTTTGATGTTCCCGGTGCAATTTCTGTTTTCCATTCGGTTATTCCATCGGTGATAATAACGGCAATATTACCAACGGTTTCTTTTTTGATTCGGCAAGAAAATGAATAATATATTTTGTCTTCTTCATCAATGGTACCGTTGTCTTGCACCACCGCAACAATCTGTTGGAATCCAATATCATCAAGCCGGGCAATGTGACCACTAATTGAACCATATGATACGGCTTCCGGGCTTGCTGAAAATATTGCGGAACCGGCACCGGTGTATTCCGTCCAAAACTCCGGTTCATTATCATTGTTATACGCATAAAACGCACTATTTTTAATCAAGTTGGAACCGCCGGATTGTTGCACCGTGGATATAATGTTTGAAATATCTTGGTCAACACGGGTGAAATTTTCATTCACATACCCATCAATTGTGTCCACCTGTTCAATAATACTTGCAATTTCTTGTTTCTGTTTATCAACTACAATTTCAGTATTCTTTAAATCATTCCTGATTCCACTTGCATATGAATAGTTTGTTTCGGGTGTGGTTGGTTCTTCACTCCACAATGTTTCTTTAATTGAACCATCAACCGTTAATTTAACACCCATCACACGAACTTCACGGGTAATGGCTTCATCATCTGTCACCAATAGTTTGTCACCAACTTCATACCAACCCAAACCAATTGTGTCGGCTTTAAATGGGTAAAATTCTGTTCCCTCAAAATAATCAAGCATGTCTTCCGCAATTTCATCACGGCGTTTGTCGATTAATTCGTTGTTTGCAATCTTTACTTCCGTCAAATCAAATTGAACAATGGAATGTGTCCCGGTACCGGTATTTGTGATGTCAATGGCACTTGTTCCGGCAATTGCGTCCGCTTTTGTGGTATGTAATGTGAATGTATCGGCTTCCGTGTCCGTATAAACGTAATATGACGTGTCTATGGCAAGCGGTGCCGGTAATGTGTCCGTTGTTGCTAGTTTTATCAATGCACCGTCTGTGAACCCGTGTGTGACGATTTCAAGCGTGTTTGCGGTTGCGTCAACGGTTGTTATTTCATACGTTGCCGGTTCCTGACTTCTCAAAAATATATTGTCTTCTTGAGGTTGACGGGACAACACCAAACTATTCACCGAACCGTATTTGCTTTTAACGGTCAATTTTTTTAAATCTGAATAAGTAATTGTTTCAACAGTATTGGTTGGTGTCTTAACATTTCGCAATGATATTTCACCGTTTTCATCAATCATTGCAATATTTCCACCCAACACGGCAATGTCTTCAATCATTTTTCGATATTGGGTGCCGGATATGTTTTCATAATAATCAATATCAATGTCCAAGTCTTCAAACGGTATTGTGCTTGTTTCAACATCAACGGTGGTTGTGTCGGCAATTTGTTCATATAATCCACCAACAGTTGTTGGATATGCAAAAAACGAACTTGTATAATCAAGTGCCGTGTAAATCATACGGTCATACCCAATTAATTTGGTTGTTTCTTTTTCCTTGTTGATTTCGCATTGTGTAACCAAGAATTCACCAACTGTGATGTATTCATAAGATGTGGACGGCAATTTGACACCGAATTTGACCGTGATAACTTGTCCAACCAAGTTTCGGGTACCAAGATAATCGGCGGTCAATTGTCGCATGACACTGTTTCCAACCTTTTTGGCTTCACCTGTGACGGTGAAACGTATCAAATCATCACCACTTGTGATTTCATCAACACCGGGGTCAATTATAAGTTTCCCGTCAATCTGTTTAACGGGTGCTTTCATTGCGTCTTTAAAATCGGTGCTTGGACTTCGCATTATTGTTTACTAACTGGTATTAAATTGACACTGAATTTGTCCCACAAACCCCGTTCTTTACTCAACATTTTTGGTGCGTAATCCCCGGCATAAAAGTTTGCCGTTCTTGTACCACCAACAAACGGGTCATAATATGTGACCGCAAAATATGAAACATCAAGTAATGCACAAATCGCTTGCAAGCGGTCTTGTGTTGTCACATTGATGTTCAACTGTATTTTCGGGAATATACCAACCAATGTGGCACGTACATCACCGTTCATGTTTCTGTCGGCGTCACGCCACAATTTTGCCCGGTTGATTTCGTATTCTGTCAACTCCGGTATTGCGGTTGCTTCGATGGTCAATAGTGTTCCGCTAAAAATTGCCATTATATAAATACCCCCTGATTTGTTCTAAACTCTTGATTTTTTATGCCCTCAATGACCTTTTCAATCACGGTGTCTTCACCAATGTTGACTGTGACGTGAACCGGTTGACCCGAACCACCCATTGCACCATCAAGTTTGCTTGCAATCATATCAATCCACCCGGTGTTGTTTTCTAGTGGAACAACGGCTTCTTTACCGGCTTCACCAACAACGGCAAGCGTTGCCCCATCAATAACACCACCACGTGCCATTCTTGGAACACTCATTTCGGTTAATTTACCGATTGATACACCCGGCATTTTGTTCACCATGTTGATTGCACCGTTAATCAAACGAATGAATCCGTTGATTTTGTTTTCGGCAAAACCAAGTAATGCGTTCACAACGGATTTGAATGCACCACCAATTGCGTCACCTATTGTTGAACCAACACTTGTGAACTTGTTTTTTATAGTTGTCCAAATATTACTGAAAAATCCGGTCACACCACTGAACACATTTTTTATGGATTGCCATAATCGTGACGCCGTTTCTTTGATTTTATCCCAATTTTTTGTAATTGCTAGAACGGCAAGTCCAAATGGGCCGGTAATTATTGCAAGAATTGTTCCGGCATTGGATTTCAACCATTCCCATGCTTTACTAAATAATTCCTTGATTTTATCCCAATTTCTGATGACCGCAACAACCAATAATCCAAATGGGCCGGTCAATATTCCAACCACCAAATCAACGTTTGATTTCAACCATTCCCACACCTTGCCAATGATTTCTTTTATCTTGTCAAATGTCTTCAATGCAAATTCTTTCACCGTGTCCCAATTCTTAATCAGTAACACACCAACGGCAATGATTCCGGCAATTGCTAGAATTACCAATCCAATTGGACTTGTAACAAACAACATCACGGCACCAAATGCGGTACCAACGGCGGTTGCCACGGTAGTTATTATTGTCCATATACCCATCACGATGTTCACAAGTGCGAATGACGCAACCAATGCACCAACAACGGTACCAAGTATTTGCATTGCAACACTGTTGTTTCCAACGGCTTCAAAGAATCCAACAACGGCGTCAAAAACAAGCGTTCCAATTGGTTTTAATACGTTTTCAAACACCTTTTTACCAATGTCAAACAACACTTCAAATACATCTGTGAAACCTTTGACGAATGGGGAATTGACGAATGATTTGAATGCTTTTTTGATTTTATCAAGTATTTTTGCAACTTTATCTTTTGCACTTTCAACACCGTCCAATTTCGGTTCGGGAAATTCCATTGGAACACCACCGCCACCGGCACCACCTCCGGCACCTCCACCGGCACCGCCTGAACCACTTGTGTCTTCACTCAACACGGTCATTTCATCAAATCCGGCTAGTGCTTTTTTAAGTTCTTTAGCTTTTTTGCTTGCACCACCGATTGCATTTCCGGCACCTGTTGCACCTCCGGCAACCTTGCCCATGCTTCCGGCGGTCTTTTCAACACTGTCATTCATGGATTTTGCGTCACCACCTCCACCACCGCCACCGAACAATCGTTGTACCCAACCCACGGCAAGCATTATGGCTTGAACAAATGCAACCACATATGGAATAACCGCACCGATTGCGTTTGATATTGCATTGAAAAATCCGGCAATGTTAGCTTGCCCGATTGCGTCCATTATGCTTGCAAGTCCACGTTGGATTGCAATTTGAACGTTTACAATAGATGTTCCAATACCGCCCGTTGCGTTTCGTGCCTGTTCTTCAAACGAACCAAACCCATCAAGTCCGGTTTTGTTTAAATTAACAACTTCATCGGCAAGTTGTTGCATTGATACTTCACCGCTTTGGATTGCGTCTTGTAATTTATAACCGTTTGAACCGGCACCAAGTAATGATTGTGATAATTGTGACAATTGACCCGGCATAACCTCCATCAATATCTTCCAAGATTGCATGTCGGCTTTACCAGTGGCAAGCATTTGGTTAAATTGAACCATTCCACGGCTTGACGCTTCCGCACCTTGTCCACCGGCTAGAAATGCGTTATTTAATGCCAATGCACGTTCGGTTGCACTTGCAAGTGTTGGTGATACCGTTGCAAGTTGTTGTGTGGCGGTAACCATTGCGTCAAGTGATGTTGGTAATCCAAGAAGACGGTCACCAAGTATTTTAACGGATTTTTCGGCGTCTTCTACTGAATAACCAAGTGATGACATAACCCGTGGGTAATTCTTGATTGTATCAAGTCTTTTAATGGCACCACCCATTGAATTTGATAATGCACGGAACGCACTTGTGACAACTTTTGTGATGATATTACCAAGTAAAACGGCACCGGCACCGGCTTTTGCAAATGATTTTGGTACTCTTTTCCCGGTTTCTTCGGCGGTCTTGGAAATCTTTTCAAGTTCACGTTTAACACCTGCCATTTCTTTTTTGAATTGGGTGCTATTTGCCGTAACTAGTACTTGCATTTCATCAATTGTCATTTATTATTCCCCCCATGCGAATGGTGTTGTGTCTTGCCCGTTTTTCCATCTGTTCGTCTGTCATCACTTCAACTTCTGGTTCCTGTGATAATCTTGGATTTTTCGGGTATTTGTTTGGTTCGTTTACTCCAATTGCTATGTAACCACCTAATATGTGATTCAACAAATCGGATTGTCGTAACCTCTGTTTTTCAATTTTAATGTGTTCTTCACGGTATGACTTGTATATGGTCGGGGTCATTTCCCAAAACTGGTGTGCGGTGATTCCCAATAGAACAACCGCTTCCGGTTCTATTTCTTGCCACTGTTCTCCGAATCGGCGTCCAACTTGTCCATTGCTTTCGTGGTTTCCTTTTGGATTGATTCCCTCATCTTGTCCACCTCGATTTTTCGTGATAAAAAACCACTAGTTTGCAACGCTTCCATGATGTCCATCAATAAATCTTCTTTATCGTGGTCTTTCAAATAGGTTTCAAGAATGGTATACGATTCTTCATTGTTCACACCCACTTTTTCAGTGTCTTCATCATAATGTGCTTTTTCAATAAAAAATGCCAAATTCCGAACCGATGTATTACCAAGTAATTCTTCAATCGAAACACCATATTGGCGTTCAATTTTATCAACTACCCGTGCGGTAAACTTTAGTTTTAAATTTGACGTTGGTACATTTGCCATGTCTTTTTCCCTCTTTTAAATTGTCATTGTGCCGGGCATTTCACCCGGCTAGTTTGTCAAATGGTTTTAAGCACTTGCTGTATAAACAGGTTGTCCCGAAATACGAATTGTGCCGGTGAACCCTGCTAGTCCCTCAACATTCTTTTCCGTATCTTTGAACATCTTGACGAATCCATCAAATACCCATGTAGCACCGGACGGATATTCAACAGTCCATTCTTCAATGGCACGTGATTCCGCTAATGCAAGCATAGCTTCAACATTAGATTCCACTTTTATGTTCCCGGATAGTGATACTTCACCACCATCTTTTGCACCGGCTATAAACTCTTTATAGTCGTTTGCACTATCCAAATCAGTTGTGTCGATTTCATCGGATTCAATACCAATTTCACCGATTGATGTTAGATTTGCAATTACCAAGTCGGCACCCTCGGCACCTGACATTGTTTTTGTCAATGTAGTTCCCATTGTTCGTGTTGCACTCATGTTTTCTATTCTCCTTTATGCTTATAGTTTATCACACATTAGCTTTTCGGAAACGGCTAGTAATGTGGTAAATATCTTTTTGTGGGTTTGGTACTTCCCCGGAAAAATCCAAGTTGTAATCCAACGCCCTCATTTTTGCTTCTACTTCAACCAATAATTCGGTTGCACGCACACTTTTGTCCGTCCAAATGTCAATCACAACTTCAAAATCCTGACTTGCAATATCATTGTCCAAGTCACGTTCTAAACTTATATTAACCACGGTGTACGTCAACGCCGGGAATGCGGTGAACACATTTTGGTTCACAACACCAACGCTTGCCACGTTTGAAATGGTTTTAAGTTGGTTGTAAACTGTTTGGTTTGGTGTTTCCATTTTATCCCCTTTATGCTATTCCGGTTGAAATTAAGCGTTCATATTCCGTTTCAAGAATCTTCTTAATCGCTTTTTTATTCTCTGATATTGCCGGGTACATGAATGGTGTTGCAACCATTCCGTTCGTAAATACCACTTCACCCAAGTCATTTTCATAACCCCATGGTGTTTGGCGGTATGTTAGCGACAACCCTTTTACTTTATGTTTGTACGTCCCTTGACCTTTTGCACCTGTACCAAATTCGATATATGGTGCATATTCAAGATTCGTGTAAACCCTACCTTGTACAACTCCACGTCCAATTGTTTTCACATTTTTCGTGATACTACCCATCAAAATGCCCTTGTCGTAACGGGCTTTCAATTTGGCGGTACCCTGAACCAATGCAACGGCTTTATTCACGCCCTTGGTCATGTCAACGTCAACCATACGGTCAACTTTAGAAATCAAATTGTTAATACCTTTTATCGTTATGCTTGGTTGTGCCATTTTTCACCCACAATCATTTGATGACTATCGAACGCAACAACATCTGTTGTTTCGTATCGAACGCCATTATATTCAAATAATATACCGGTGGTAATCGTGACATCTGTTCCACATGTAACTATGATATTAATTTCGTGGTCAAGTCCGTATTCTTCTTGGACTTGTTTGAAATTCGATAGTTTGCAATTACCTTTGAATGTGCTTGTCACGGTGTCATGTGTTTTATTAACCGCACCATCAAGTTCGGTGGTTACGGTTTCACCAAGTATTGAAATAGTTTTATCATAAAACGTACTTGCAATTTTACTTTTAAAGTTGGTCGGAAGTTCCAAAATTCAACCTCCTATGTGGTTTTAAAACATTTTCGACACCGGTAAACAGTTCGTCATCGTTGACCGTTGCAAAATAATTCTTTACCTTGCTTGAATATGATACCGATTGCCCATTGTCGGAAACTCTTGACACGGTTTGTGCCACGTCTGTTTCCGTTTTTGTGCCATTGTATTTGTGGAACAAATTACCAATTGGTTTGGCTAGTGGTTTTTCAACCAATACCGGTACATCATCACGATTCAAATATAAACGAACACGGTCAAGAATTTCAGTGACGGAAAATGCCAATAATGCAACGTCATCTTCTGTATCACCAATACTTGTGTTCAACAATTTGGCATAAGTAGTTAGTCGCACAATCTGTTGGGCTTTTTCGGCGTCTGTCATGTTCTTGTTCCTTGTTTAAGTTTCCATATGCCGGGGATATTCTGTTTCTTATGTTTCAACTATCCCCGGCGTTTGCTTCTGTTATCTAATCGTTAGACTAGGCAACGTCTGCTAGTGTAGCTTTGAAAACCAAGTCTGGTGTCAATGCTTCGGTACCCTTGCTTGCAAACAACTCAATTGCGATGTCGTTTGATAGTGGGATTTTTTCGGCGTCATACTGGTCAACCACAACTGGTTGTGCAACTGAACCAACAATTGTACAAAGTGCGTTTGATGTCTGACGGAAATTGCTTTCAACCTGAACACCGTGCCACATGCCAATTGATTCTTCACCACCGTCAATTGTTGGACGTGTGATTGTATCAATTTGGTTTCGTAACTGACTGTATATAGCAGGTTTAAGTGCTAATGCAATCATCTCACGTGGAACACCGTCCACGTAATCGTTTTGGACTGTTTCAAGTTTGACAATAAGTCCCTCTAGTTTGTCAACAAGTGCGGTAACACCACTTGCACCGGCGTGTGCGGTTGCAACGGCTTCAAGTTCCGCAAAATACTCTGTGTCGAGGTAACCGGCAAGCATTTGTGCGTGGTTAGCTTTTCGGCGGTCAACAAGTGCCGGGACACCGTACATAAGTACGTCTTTTTTCGCAACTTCTTCAACGATTTCTTTGTCATCTGTGATGTTGACAATAACCGGGTCGGCAACGATTGCGTCACCCGCACCGGCGGTTCGTGCTGTACCGTATGCGTTTATTGTTGCGTTTACGAATCTTTTGAATTCAACTGAACCTGATAGTGGGTCACCACTAAATACAGTTGCTTTCATTCTTTCAGAAACCGCCGTTTTACGGACGTTTTCAATTACTTGTGCGTATGATTCTGCTAGTAACGCCTCATCGTCGTTGCTGTCAATTATACTTAATGCGTCTGTTCGTGCCATGATTTTTTAATCTCCATGCGTTAAATTATTTAAAACGCAATCTGTCCATTCGCATTCGGTTTTGGTCTACCGGCGTTTTTATTGTTGGGGTCATCGGGTGTTTTACCCTTTAGTTTGTCCGCAACACCTGTTTCCACCGCTTTTGTAAATGCTTTTTCAAGCAAGTCAACGTTTGATTTGGTTTTATCCATATCGGCGTCAACCACAAATGAAACTAAATCCGTGCTTATGCTTTTAGATTGCAATAGTTCCCTTGCTTCAATGCTAGATTCACGCAATGCAAGTTCGGTTTCCCTTGTGGATAACTGTTCCGTTGCCTTTTTTGCGTCATCTGCTTTACGTTCGTCATCTGATAACTTCGCTTTACGGTCTGCTTCGGCTTGTGCTTCGGCAACTTTGTCGGCAATAAGTTTTTCATTTTTGGCTTTTTCTTCACCCAAACGTTTTGAAACAACTTCATCAAGTTGTTCTTGTGTGAAACTTGATGGTTTTTCTTCACTCTTTTTCTTCGCATTTGCGTCATCTTCCGCTTTTTTTGCGTCTGCTTCTGCTTTTGCTTTGGTTTCTGCTTCTGTCATAGAACCCCCGGTTTACGCCCCTCGGCTAGTTTAATAATATGAATTATTGTGTTATTTCTCACTGAACACAATATTTCAGTAAAGCCAAAATGCTTTATAACTACAGTATATCAAAACATTACCAATTAGCATACAAATTGTGTTCACGCAAGTAAATTGTTCAATTCAAAGTAATGAAACCGGGCTTCATATCTTGCAAACATTGATTCGTCATAATAATCATCTTGAATCATGGGTGCCGGGACTTCATTAATCACACCATCGTCACCAATAGTGATGTAAAACGGTTGTTGTGCCGTGTCCATAAGATTCACGTTTGTGAAACCGAACACATAATTTACACCGTAAACACCAAGATATGAAACATCTTGTGCGTCTTGGGTATATTTCTTGTTCACTGTAAATCGTGCGTATGTTTCCGTCATTTCTTCCCCTTTGGTTTTGCTATTAAATCAACAATACCCGGTTCGATGTCCCGGTTATCAAGTCGCAACAATGAAAACTTGTTCTTGCCCTTTGGGTCAAACTTGTTCGTAATTGTCCCCGGTTGTGGGTCAACGAACATCACACCTTGTGGGTACTTGTCGGATTTGGCAACCTTTTCCACAACTATGGTGTGACCACTCCGGCGTCTGGTGTATTGGTAATTCATTTGAACCCGTGAACCCTCCGGGAATTCACCAAGTGCTTTAATCATACCGGACAACGGTTTTGATACCACACGCCCGTTCTTGACTTCCCGTCCGTTGTAATCCATTTTCTTTTCACCCCATGCACTTGGTAATTTGCGGTCATTGTCCACAAAATGTGAATTCTTGTCACGTGGCAACGCTTCAAGATTGAATCCACGGCGTCTTAATTCGTACACCGGAACACACTTTTGGCAATTGGTGCGGAATTTTCCACCCTCTGAATATCTTGGATTTGCTTTCACCGCACGTTCCGGGGTCATCACACGGGATTTCGGAACACCCAAATATTGTTCATTCGTGACGTTCTTGGTTTTGGCATTAGCTTTCACAATCGTGCTTGGTGCTTGATTCTGAATATCATATGCTTTTTTCCATTCGGTATATGGTATGTTTGCCACTTCAACGATGTTGCCATCACCGTCCCGTGCGTTCCGGGTCTTTGGTTCATATTCGTCACCAATAAACACCCGTGTCGATGAACGGCAATTCGGGTGCAATGGTGGGTAGTTTATACCGGTCTTTTTATCCTTGAACTTGAACTTCAATTTATCAGTGACACCACAAATGGTTGATGTACGGGAATCCAATACGGCAATATAAATGTATTCATCAAATCCCATGTCAACATTCGCTTCAAATTCCGCTTCATTCTGAAAATAGTTTGTTTCGGTTCGTATCAGTCTATCCGCAACATGGTGTGCCACATCAAACTTTTCTTGAATGTCTTTGGTCACCCGGCGTGGTGAACGTCCGGTCAATAGTGCGGTACCAAGTTCATCACGGACATTTGTGGCAAGTCTATCCGTGTTTGACCACACACGATTTGAATAATTGGCACCCAACCAATCCCGTTTCAACATGTTGTCCACAAGTGGTTGATTCAATCCACCAAATGCAATTGGTTGTCCAACACCCTTTTGTGTATCAAAGATAGTGCGGTTGTACGCTTCATTGATTGTTTCGGTATGTGATTTGGTTTGCAAATTGACTTCATCATTACGGATTTCGTGAATCTTTGAATACAATTCACCCTGTAATTGTTCCAATCGGTTTATGCGTGAACTGTAATTCCGGGTAATATATTCCAAGTTCCCGGATTGCTTCATCTTCAACCAAAACTTTGTGGTGTCATCGAATGATAGTTTTTCCAATAACTTTTCAGTATCAAGTCCGGCACCTTTGGCATATGTTTTATATATGCCGTTGATGTCGGATTGAATTTGTTTTTCCGCTTTAGAATATAACCGGGCAATTGCTTTTTGGTATTGTTTGGCTTCTTTTTCGGCGGTAATGGTTCGTTTGATTGAACGTTTTTTGAAGTATTTTGAACCCTCCATGGGTCAACCTCTATTCTTCCGGTTCTTTTGGTTCGTCTTCCTTGAACTGGTCGGCAAGTGCTTTCACACGTTCTTCGGCTTCGGTTTTGGCTTTTTCAATTTCCTTGCTTGCGTTCTTTATGAATGACAATTGACCAATCAATGTTTCCTTGGACACAACACCATCAAGATTTGAAACAATGGTTGAAACTTCAACATCATTGGACGGCAAGTTACGGTTGAACACGGCGTCAATGTCGGACACGTTAAATTCACCCTTGGTTTTTGATTTGGCTTTCAACTGATTCCAATACAGTTGGAACCGTTCCATAAGTCCACGTTCCATGAACCGTTCTTTGGTCTTGGTGTTTTGTTCAAACGCAAGTAGTTTGTACCGTATTGCAACACCGCTTGAATTACCAACGAATTCGGAATCTGTCATGTTTGGTGTCATTGAAATCTTGTGAATGTCGGCTTCAATGTTCTTGCGTAATGTATCGGCGTCTTTTTCATTGAAGTTCTTGGTCAAATAAGACACTTTTGCGTCCGCCGGTATGCCGGAAATCACACGGTTTTCCCGTAATTCTGCCATGTTTTTATCTGTTAGTGTGGCACCGTAAACAGTCAACACGGCGTCAACAAACTGTTCTTTATCATTAACACGGTCTGATTGAAGAATGTTATATGCGTCCATAAGCGTAATGACTTGTTCAAAGTCACCAATATAATCACTATTGTTTTTGTATTCAATCATTGGCACCAATTCAAACCCGTGTGGTGTCTTGGTCACTTCTTCAAACTTCGGAACCTTGCCCGGTGTCAATACATATTCAATAACGTTTTTACTATCCACGAATGTCACATCATATGTGTCCGGTTTCTTGCGGTTCTTGGAATAATTGCCGGTGTACATAATTGCAAACAACTTCTTGTGGTCAAGTGATGTGTCATAAACGATTGCCGTTGCACGGTTGTCCACATTAGATGATTTGGTTTCACCGTCTTCATTTTCATAAACATATTCATGTTGTAATCCAAATATTGAAATGTCTTTTGCAATCTCTGAATCCAAATCCGCAATGTTTTGTTTCTTGTATGCTTCGGTTACCGGGTCAATATCAACCTTGGATTCATCATTCACTTTATAATCAACCGGGCTTCCCAATAGGTAACCAATGTTTGTGTCTGTGATATATTTCGCATGATTGATGACAATACGGTTGTTGATTTCATTATCCAATCGTGTTCGTGTCAATACGGCGTGTTGCCCGAAATAATATTGTTCCATCTTTTTGAATCGGGGTTCCAATAAATCATTGGCGTCAATGACGTCCATTAATACTTGTGCCGTAATTTCTGTTCCCCGTTTTACTGTATACATTTTGTGTGTCCCCTCTTATTATAGATTTCGCAAACTACCCTTGCGAATTTTCCGTCTTGAACTTGGTACAAGTCCAATCCCGGTTTTGCTTTGAATTGTTATTTCTAGTTTACCAGTTATTTGTTCGTAAATACTAGCTAAAACATCAACCCCGTCATCATGGGCATTTTTACCCTTGCGTTGATAACTCAATACTTCCCCGGTGAACGCCGGGAATTTGTTTTTCCAGTTATGGGGCATATATACATGTTCACCAACCCACGCACTTGACGCAAGAATTCGTGCTTCTTTATTCTTGGATTGCACAAGTGGTGTGATAACTGTTGCATTGTCATTGTATTTCGACTTCATAAGCCTTTCAATATTACGTGCAAAACCACGTCCACCGTTGTTTGATTCAATGATTGACCGGTTTACACTTCCAGTATATAGCAAATCTACCACAAGCGGTTCCGTTATTTCCATGGCTTCATCTGTATACACGATTTCGGTAACATATGCTTCTTTATTGTGAACAAAGTAATTGATTGAACACAAATTATCTTTACCAGTGTCGGCGGTGTCCGTGTAATTCAATGTCATCACTGGTATTTCAACCCCGTCTTTATCCCGTGGTTTGGTGTCCCACACCTTGAAATCATTGTATAAACGTCCCTTTACATCAATCGGCTTTTGGTTGTAATTGGCTTGAACAATGTCTTCTGACATCTCTTTTGTCTTCAATTTATAGTCACGTTCATTCAATACTTCTTCACATAGCATTGACCCGTCTTCTTGGATTGCGGAATATGTGATTGTTTTCACATCATCGGGGAATGCTTCAATAACACGCCCTGCCAAATCACCTTTTGCCCAACGGGTCATAATCAATATGATTTTCCAGTCATCACCCTCCAATCGGGACATCATGGTGTTCGTGAACCAATCCCAATGCTTGTTCAAAACGTTTTCATTATATGCTTCTTCACTGTTCTTGATAATGTCATCAATCAATAACACGTTGGCACCAAATCCCGTTGCTGTACCCGATGGACTGGTTGCCAAATAACTCTTTTCTTCTGAACCCTCCAATGCCCATATTTGTGCGGACGCTTCACCTTTTTTGACTTTGGTATTTGGGAATATATCCCGGTACACCATATTGTTGCGTGATGACTTCCGGGTGTCGATGGTGTTTCGTACCTGACGGGCAAATGTCCCGGACAATGTTTCGTTATAACTACCGGTCATCAACTTCTTCCACGGGAATTTACCCAACAACCATTTTGCAAGTCCGGTTGCCGTGAATGATTTTCCGTGACGTGGTGGGACGTTGACAACCAAGATACGCTTTTCATTCTGTTCAACAAACGCTTGAATGGAATCACACATGTCTTTCAGATACGTGCGGTCAACCTTATAGAACGCCGGATAAAAGAAATTCAAAAACCAAAATAATGACCGTTGTGCCATGGATATTTTAGCACCAATTAAAACGGACTTTTTATCTAATGCGTCACCCTCTTGGTGGTGGTTTTCTTTCAACGGTACTCTTTTCTTTTTCAGTGGTTATTGTTTCACTAATAATAAACGCTTCCAATGTTTCTTGTGGTACTTGGTCAAACTTCTCTGAATAAAAGTTGATGTTGGTATCACCATTTTCACCATCGAACGCACCCAATGCCCGTGCCAATAGTTCGGACGCTTTCAACCGGTCTTTCAATAGGTGCTTATTGTCCAATATAAGTTCACCCCAAAATTGATATATGCCGGTCAACTCTGTCACCACGTTGGCAATCTCTTGCGTGTAAGAATCCATAATGTCAATCATGTCTTGGAACTTATGCTTCAAGTTGGTTCCCTGACGTGCCAATGTGGACTTTGAACCGGTATATCCTGCTAATTCCGCACTTCTTGAACCATCACGGTTGATGATATAAGCGTTGAACCAATTGGATTGCAATGTGGTCATGGTGTCATAACGTTCTTTCAACGCTAATAACTCCGGGGTAAATCCAACCTTTTTACCACCGATGTTGACCACATCACCACCAAACGGTGTTTGTGCCATCTGTTCGGCAATAGGAACAACACCCGGTGGTAACTTCCCGGCTTTTTTCGCAAGTTCTTTTTGGTGCTTGTATTTAATCTTTTTTGGCATGTTCCAAACAAAACGCCCCGTTTGCGTCCCCTGTGACGGGTTTATTTTCGCAAGATGATATGGAACACGTCATTATGATTCAACAACGTCTGTATCCATTGAATCTTCTTCAACAGGCGTTTCCACCACTTCTTCTTTGACTTCTTTTGCTTTGGTTTGTTTAACCTTGTATTCCGTGCCAAATATCTTGACCGTTTTGGCATTTCCATTCACTTTGACTTTGTGTCCATAAATTTGAACTTCATTGTTTTCATCTGGTGTTAGTGTGTGCATTTTATCCCCTTATATTATTACGTTCGGTGTAATCCAATAGATTGTCCCGGACTTTATTGTTATAAATACCACCCATCGTATAAAGCACAAAGTAACTGAACAGTGATTCACCTTTGGCGTTGATACCAATACAACCCAATTCGATGACCGCCCGATTCGCTTTGATGTTATAGATGAACACCCGGTTGCCGTAAACACGTGTCCACAACTCCCGGTTTAATCGGCGTTGTAACAACAAACCATTTGATTGACGGACAACCAAGTAATTCAATGTCTTTTGGTCAACCCCGGTGGTCTTCAACACTTCCAAACACACACGGTGTTCTAATTGTTGATGAAATGCCACGGTATTCATAACCACATTGTACAACAAAACCATCAAACCATATAACCGTTGTGTTTCCCTGATTTGTCAATCGCAAAAAGTCAACAGTAAAACACTATTTGCTATTTAAGATTTTCGATGTTCTAATATATCAATGCCAAAATATTATTTATCGGCACGTTCCAATATAGCCATTAGAAAACCAACGGGAACACCTCCTGCCGGGTTTCCACCAAATTGTGCGTCAAGCCATTCAACAATATCATTTGGATTATCACCCATCGAATATATTTCAAGTGTGGTTGATTCATAGTCTTCTTTTTTAAAATCCCGAACCATACTATTTTCCGTATATGAACCAAGTCCCCAAATACAGGACAAAACAACACCATTATCGAATGTATATATTGTTTGTGCTTTAGTATTACAAGATATTTTTACAAGTGCCATCTTTACAACCCCATTTCTTTTGCCATTACTTCAACCCGTGCAAGTCCACCAACCCATTCGTTGAATAATTTATTGTCCATTATTTTGCCACGAATTTCCGGGTGCTATTTCCCTTGTGCATTTTTGTTTGAATCAAATATCCGTTCCGCTTCATCATGGTTGAAAACGTCCTTGATGTTAGTGGTTCAAATTTCTTTTTTTTACAAATATATAAATAGGATTCATACACTTCCGCAACATCGAACATATCAATTACTGTTTTAAAATCCTTGTCCGCACACAATGCTTTTATTGATTTCATACCGTCTTCCATTGCACTCCTTTTTTTAATCATATGTCCATTTTATCACAATATAAAAAGAAAACAAAAACTAGTTGTTCAAACTTTTATGTATTTTCTAGTTATTATTATTACATTAATATATATATAATAATAATAATGTTATAAATAAGAGTTCTAACTTTTACTCTTTTTTTTCTCTTTGTTTTGACCCCCGTTAAAACACCCACCATAAAAACACATAAATTGCAAATCACCAAAATTCGGTGTGTTTCCAACAAAAAAAATGTTAAAATAAAATTACAAATGTAATTGAAAAAAGGGACAAAATGAACCAACACGATGAAATAATGAACGAATTGTCAAAAATAAACGATAAAATTGACCGTCTTTTGACCCCAAAAACACCCGAAAATGACCAAAAACAAGCCACTTTCATGCGTTTTTTGAAGGCGGTTGAACCCGATGAATATATCAACCAAACCATCACGGACGCATATTTAATGTATTGTGCAAGCACACGCACCACGTTCAAAGAATCGGACATTATGTCACGCAATATGTTTGGTCGGTTTATGAAAAAACACGGTTATATTTCCGTGAATAAAACAATAGACGGTCATTCTGAACGCATATATATTGCACTTGAAACCGAAAACATTGATGGTTCCAATTAGACATCACGGACATATTTCATAAATGTTTCCCAATTGAATGCGTCAATCGCTTCTTCCGTAAACACACCATCAACAACATCATCACGCACCCCGTGAATACCTGTTTCACCCAAACCACGCACCACAATTGATATGTCATGTTGACGTTTTATTTCACTCCGGGACGGGTTTTTCGGAAATTCACCCATTGCGTCCACGCACCAATCCATCACGAATGAACGGTTTTTGCATTTCAATGGCACCAATTACCAGTCCACCAAGGTCATATTCAATTGATTTCACCGCCGGGTGATTGCAAGCCTGTTCAATGCTTTGGAATAAGTTGTCCATTGTTCCAAGGTAATCACCGGGAACCGCCCGGAACGTCCCCACGGTACGCACAATGGCATGATAACCCATTGCCGGGACAATCGGACAATCCCGGTGCAATGCTTCATGCACGTCCCGGTCAAGTGGTGGAATCAACATTGTTTCTTGACGCAACTTCATCGTTTCTTTTCGGGTTGTCCACAATGCTTTTTCAAACAAGATGTGGTGCCGGTCAAAACTTGGACGTTGCTTTTTTGCCATTATATTTTGAAATCAAACCAAATAAAAATGTGCTTGTGAACCCTCGCATTGTCCACAAACACATTCATATTGACCCCCGTTTATATTTTGTTTCCGGTACTCAACCCCCGGCATAAATCTCTATATTTATTTTACCACAATTTTTATGTTTCATACTGTTTTAAATCGACAATTTCATATTTAACATTATGTTTTTTCAACCACTCAATGGTCTTGGAACATACACCGCACCCATCAACGGTGTATATTTTAATCATTACAATATCCCCATCGGTTTGCCGTCACATATTACAAAATTACTTGGTTCCACAAACAGAATGTCCCCATTGAATGTTTCACCATGTCCAATATGTTTACGCCACCATTGTTTAAACCGGTCACGCACCACTTTGTCTTCACTCCACATCACGGCGTCCATTTCGTTTTCAAAGTCCGGCACGGCTATCACCGGCGTCTTAAATAGATACTTCAAACCAAATGCCGGGTATTTGCCCCCATTATCATCACCCCATTCCGGGTATCGTACCGTAATCAAAAATTGTAATTCGTTGTTCATGCTTCAAACTCCACTAACCCAACGGTCATTTGTTTGCTTAATATTACTTTCATATAACTATCATCATTTTTTGCGTCAACATACGCTTTAATCGCTTTTTTAACATCATTGGTTGATTGCACCATAAACCATGCACCACTTGGTGTACCCGCCGGAACTTCTCTATATGAACCGAATATCACATATGTATATTTAACCTGTATATTTTCATTCATTGTATTTTTCCTTTAATGCTAGTTTACGCATGTCGTTTAAGTGTTTTGATTGTGCTTCATATAGTCCATGCACTTTACTATCTGAATCCGTTTTGATACCCATGTCACTTAATTCTTGAACCAATTGCCCAACCAATTGACGTGGTAATTGTGCAAAAATTAAACCGGCTTCTTCTTCCTTGCTTAATATTGCACTTCTATCAATTGTTTTTGCGGTATCATCGGGTAACAATACTTCCATATTACGCCCGTCCAAATCACGTGTGATGTAAATATCAACCGTGTTTTTAAGCGGGGTCAACCGGGCTTGTACTTCCCATTCTGTTTTCAACATCTATTTATGCCTTTCATACGGGCAATATTCACATGGACACTTCGGGTTTTCATCAACCAATTCCAAGTATTTCCCATTGTGAACCGATGGTTCGGCTTTTATCCATTCCACCGCAACAAATATTTCGTCAAAATTTACCATTATGTTTTCAACTTTACCCAAATCATGGGTGTCAACGTGCTTCACAACCCGCCCAATATCATTGACTGTGAATTTATGTTCTTTACTCATCGTCACCCCCTTGCGGAACCCATGCACCGTGTCCAAATTGTGCGAAAATCCAAAGTGCCAATTGTCCATCAACATCTTGTGGTTCAATTTCTTTGGCAATTTTCATTGCCGTTTCTTCAAACTTCACATTATCTTTTTGCGTGTGGTGTGCAATCAAAGACAAAACATCACCCACCGGCACGGCTATTACTAATTTACTCACGGTGTGTACAACTCCCATCTGAACAATCGTGACACACCCAACACGTTGTTCCACCATCGTCTTCACCAATGTTCATACACCGGCAATCAACGGGTCGTATTCTATCCACACCAACCATTAATTCACGTGTGAACCCGGTCAAATCGTTTGGTGTTTTGTCTTTTAACTCCAATGTCACAATCTTCCCACTAACTTTTGAAATCAACCAAATGGTATCGGGGTTTAAAACTCCGGTATAATGGGCAACCGTGACTTCATCACCAATTGCATATTTCATTTTTTGACCTCCTTTTCAATCGCACCTTTGACCACATTATGCACGGCGTCCCGGAACTTCTTGGTTCGGAAATCACCACGCTTTATTGTTTTCCAGTTCAATGACATTTCCCGAACAACGGCGTCTGTGATTTCACCGATTTCAACATCTGAAACCGCTTGATAATCATCATCAAGAAACGATTTTTCCACAACTTCATCACCGGTGTTAATTGGTGGTTTATCCACAACTTTTCGCAAGTTATCCACAAGTGGTTTTACAATTTCCCACAAGTGTCGCACCACTCTTTTAATCTTTTCCCATGCTTCAATCAACAGTTTTTCAATATCTTCTTTTTTCATATGAATTGAACCCCATATTCCCCGAATATCATAATGGCAACATATGCCACAAACATCATGGCAACACCGAACACAAGTGTTAATGCCATCACATATAACAGATATTCAATTGTGTGTTTAATTAGTATCATCATTTCCCACCTTTATTTCTAATTTATCAACCGGGTACATGTTCCACACCATTTTAATGACGCCCCATATTCCAACCCGGATAACCCGTTTGTTTTCACCGGTTGATTTTTTAATAGTATATTTACGCTTCAATTTGTCCATCACGTACCTTGTCCAACGCCAATGACATTTCCAAGAATTCAAGCGTCTTTTCTTCATCGTGTTTTTGCAATTCCATTTTGGCTTCTTTAACCGCATACTTCATTGCGTCAAGTATCAACAACCACCCGTTCATATAGTCAAGTTCACGCCCTGTAAAATCCCACTTCTTTTGTTTGAACGCATTGTCACCATTTCGTTCAACCAATGACGCTTTACCGGTTTGAAAATTAAGTTCAACCAAAACTTTCACACCACGGTAATCGTATGCACGAACCACAAGTAAATCTTTAGATTGCATTATTTCCACCCTCCACCATTACTTTTATTATGTTCTTCTTCCATTGCAATATTGAACTTTTCCAATTCGGCGTCTTCCGCTTTAGAATAAACCGTGTCTTCCATTTTTTCATTCAACACTTGCATTCGATATATCTTTTCAATGCCGGTTGAAAACAAACGTATATATGGACGTCTGATGTGGATTCCATTTTCCTTGCCATCATCATCAACCATTTTCTTTGAATGTCCCCAACAATATGTAAAATCTTGCTTGTATCGTAACTTTGGAATCATGGAATTAATCCATTCTTCACTTGCTTTTCCAACTTCTGTTTCCGGTGCCATTATTTTTTCCCTCCATCACATACTTCGATGTGTTCACTTAATATTCTTGCAACGGCGTCTATTTGGGCACCAATTGCCCCGAAATATTGTGCAACATTGCGTCCGTTGAATTCCACCATGTTGAACCGTTTGACGTCTTCTTCACAATCCTTGGATATTTGATTCAACACGGTCAATTGAATTTTCGTTTGTTGTTTGTCCATCAATCGCACTCCATTGTTCCGTCATCGTACTTGCGTCCCCGGCAATTGTAACCCAACATTGATTTCAAACACGTGTTCCACGTTCGATGTGGGTGATTGTACCAATCTTTAAATTTATTTATCATCGTTTTTACCCTCCTTTATTACTGTATTGACCATTTTTCCAACCATCTTTTTCCGCTTTACGTGATACCCCAATGTTTCCAATCTTCGACTGAATTTCCCGGCACCAATTGGACGCAAATTTGAATCTTCACACCATTTATCGTAAGCGTCATATACTTGTGATAATGGGTTCCCAACTAATGTTTCACTGTATTCGGTGACATATCCCAAAACGGAATCATTGTTTTTGTGGTACTCCTTGGTTGCTACTTCAATGGTTTTACTAATAGACAATTCCCACTTGTTCTTGATGATTCTTCCAATCGCTTCCAATCCAATATTCAACAAATATGATTTGGCTTGTTCGGTTGATAGTAATTCATCAATATCGTGGCGTCTATTTTTCACCTTATTTTCAAACGGTACAATCAACAACCGGCGTCCAATACCGTCCGATTTGTCTTTGAATGTTGGTGGTTCATTGGCGGTAAATATCAACGTGGCGGTGTTCTTAATGGTCACCGGTTGTGAATATATTGCCCTTGCACCAACAGTGTTTCCGCTTGCCATGGTTTTCAAGTTCTTTGATTTTTCCAAATATATTGCGTCAACATCATCGGCAACGTTTACCACTTTACCAATCAAACTTGCCAAACTTGTGCCGTCATCAAAGTTATTGATGTCCACATGTGATGACAATTCCCCGGTGAATTTGGTAATCATTTCAATGAACGTTGATTTTCCATTTGCCCCGGAACCCGTCAAGAAAAATATCTTGTGCGGAAACTTCTGAACCAATAGAATGTGACCAATAATTTCTTCCAATACAATTCGCAAATCCTTGCGGTCATTGGCAATGAAATTCAAGAAGTCATCAACCTCTTTATCGTATGCTTCACTATCAAACGAAACGTCCAAATAAAACGGTGTAAACCCATCTTCCACGTCAACCACGGTGTCCAAAACAATCGTGCCGTTGCGTAAACGTACACTGAAATTCGCTTTTGGATTAACCCGTTTTCCGTATGTGTACAACTGATGTACTAATTCCGAATGTTGCGGTTTCTTTAGTGAATTAAACGAATTGACGTTTTGTTGTAACAAAATGTGGTCACTTGAATAGTTTTTTCCCTCCTTAAAATACAATTGTTGTTGGTATATTTTGATGTCCAATTGCTTCACGATGAAACGTCCGTATGAAATCATGTCACCCGGTTTTCCGTTATATTGACCCTCTGATTCAATTTCGGCTTTTCCAACGCTTTCAACTGTTGCTTCCAATTCTCTTTTCCCAAACGGTACCCCGAACACAACATCATTGATGAATTCGGCAACCTCCGTGTAATCTTCACCGGGTAATTGTTCCCGGATTAATCGCAAGTGATAGAACAACGCATTGTTGCGTCCATCACCATCACCAAGTCCCGAAATGTTTTTTGACTTTGGTAATGGTTGTGCTAACAATGGCAAGTCGGGCAAATCTTTCAGTGTCAATTGTTTGGCACCCTCCCGAACGTTTCCATCTTTTTTAACAACCGTGTATGATGTCGCACCGGTTTTGAAATCGGCTTGAAATCCCCCAACGGTTATTTTATCCGCACCGTTTGTAATCGTCACCCCTTTTGGAACCCTGTAATACAGATGTGTGCCACGGGTAGTTTTGACCGATTGCGTGGGAAAATGTTGCAACAAGTAATCGACAATCTTTTGTTCATCAACGTTGTCATTATCGAAATCGACAACAACCGTTTTGCCGTTTAACAGTAACCCGGCGTTTTCATATTGGTCATACGTTAAAACGAATGTGTCCAATTTTGTCACCGGTGTTTTGTCACCATGCAATTCGATGTACTTTAGCATTTACTTTTTCCCCTCCACTAATACAAATTGCTTTTAATCAAATTGATGTAGTATGTCAAATTTATTTTACTTTTATCGAACCCGTCCAATGCTTCATTCCAAACAATGTTGTTCGGTGCCGTGTTTGCAATCTTTTGGTATGATTCACCCTTGCGTTTGAATACACCACCAAATTTCTTGTCTTTGGTTGCAAACACCCGGTTGACCTTTTGAAGTTCAACCATTTCTGATTCACCGTCAACAAATACTTCATGGAACATACCATCATAGGTTCTTCCCATTTTTGCCACAATCTGAAACGGTAACAAGTCACCTTTGGAATAACACCCAACCACGGTGTCAAATATCGAAATGTCATATATATAGTAATTCACCAACGCTTTATCAATTATGGTCAAATTGTTTTGTTCAAACCGGTCATGGTCAAATTTTGCAAAACGCCCTTTGGCTTTCACATAACCCGTATCATATTGAATTGCGTAATTGTTCACGTCACGTTGTGCAATCTGAACAATCTTGTCGATGTCAAAACCCAAATTGAAACGTTTACCGAAATCATCAACAATCGCTTTGATTTCATCAAAGTTGTTTGTGTATTTGATAACAATACCGTCCGTATTGGATTGTATTAATTGACAATGTTGTTCTAATTCACGAATCAATTGAATCAAAATCACTTGTCCGTTGATACAAATATTATTAGCTTGCAACGGGTCATAAAGTGAATTGTACTTTGATTTCATGGCACCAAATGTGGCGTTCAATAGAATTTTATATATGTATTCTTTTGGATTTTTTGCACGTTTTAACGCATATCGCTTGTCACGCAACTGTTCATATAATTCCGGCTTTTGACTAGCACGGGACATGAAATTGTTGTTTATTATCAGTGACGGGTAATATGACGCAACGTCAATTTGCAAAAATGTACCCTTGGAATTGTATTTTTCGATTGCCCCGTGTAACCCACCAAACGCAATGGTGTGCGGAACTCCGGCAACCTTTATTTTCAACTTTGTACGTTCAATTTTTTCATAGTCACCACCACCACGATATTGTGCTTCGGCGTCTTTGAAAAACTCTTGTACATCTTCCGGGATTAAATCCCAATTGATGTTTTTGTCGTACCTCATGCACAACCGGTCACGTGGTGGTGTGAACCGTGAACACTTCAATACTTTACTTGCAAGTGTTGCACGGGTATTTTTGGCACTCATTGGGTCAAGTCCAAATTCACCAACGATTTCAAATTTCGCTGTGAAATAATCCAATCTTTTTTTGAATAGCATTTCCGTGTCATCAACATCGTTTTTACAATAACCAATAAGCAATTGTAATTCCGAATTATTCAATGGACGGTCTGTTTCAAAATTTACGGGTGTTTCCACAATCGACATTCCCAAATTTGCTTGACTTGATTTCAAACCAACGCCCGGCATTAATTCTTGAATCACATCAAGTGTCACCATGTTCAACCGGTAATTCAAGAATTCTTTATTTTCGATAATACGAACCGTGGTTTCAAATGGGTCTTTTCCCATTATCAACCCGGCAAGTATTTTGTCATCATAATGATGATTGTTGAATCCAACAAGAATGTCCGCACGGTGTGTGTCCACCCATGTCTTCAACGCTTCAACATCATTATGAATCACGTCATACGTTTTTCCACTCTTGAACACAACAATCCAGTCATGTTTTAGAACTTCAAAGTCGTATGTTATCAACATCGAATTATGCCAATACTATTTCAACGTTTTGGAAATCGTCTTTACTTGTTTTTGCAACAACTGTGACTTCTTCACCAACAACCGCTTCAAGTGATTTTGCAATACTTGCGTTGTCTGTAAAATCAATTTCGTTGTAATCAAATCCAAGTTGGTGTGCAATAGAAATCATTTTTTGAATATTGATTTCCATCATCTTCCCAACAAAATAGTAATTTGCCCATAAGAAACGCCCGGTGCTGTCACCCTCTGTAATTCCAACTTTGAAAAACACTGATGGTGTCCCCTTGGCTTCACTGATTCTTGAACCAACTTCTTCAATTAATCCAGTATATTCACCGTCTGGTAAATTCGTAAAATCACGCACCTTGTCGGTTTCGGGATTAAAGTTTTTCATTACTCCATTTGCAATTTTTAAAATATCGTCCATTGTAATTTTTCCTTGTTTAATTTACATATATTTAGTCGTGCGACTTATTTTTTCAGTGACTTCAATTTCTTGATTCTTTTGTCGGCAACACTTGCCATCGTTTTTGTTTCCGGTTCCGCTTTTGGTTCCGGCTTCGGTTCTTCCGTCACCTCTGTTGCACTAGATTGTGCGACACGGGGTTTTTTCGTAACCTTTGATGTTGAACCCGTCTTTTTTGCAACTGGTTTTGGTGCTTCTGGTTCTTTTTCAGATATTGCACCCTTTATGCCCATCAAGATATTTGTGACCACTTTGTTTTGCATATCATCAACCGTGTACACGTCCCGTTTATCCACAACCATTTGAATGTAATTGTTTCCTAACTTCCGGCACTTGATTGACAAATCACAACGTCCCATTGTCATATTGTAAAACTTTTGTGCTAATGACGGCACTTCAATTGTCCGTGATGAATCCGATTCATCTTGCTTTTCGGTTATGTGAGAAATGAACACCACGTTATATGGCATTTGACTTAATCGAACCATTAAAGTTTTCCAAGTTGTTTTGACGTCTGAATATGCTTTTCCAAATGGTGCGTCCGCAAGTGCTTCAATGTTGTACTTCTTCATCACGTATATTTCAAGCATTGTTTGAATGTCATCAACTAAATCGACAATCACCGTTTCAAAACCGTGTCCACCTTTTTCCATTTCGGACATTGTTTTCACAAACGTTTCAAAATCTTTGATTTCCACACTTGGTGTGTCCACCTTTTTTGCATTTCCGTCCGTGTTCAATATGACCGGGTTCGGAAATTGTCGGGCAAGATATGTTTTGCCGGACATTGATTGACCCCAAATGAAAAACATTTTTGGTGTGATGTCTTTTTCTGTTGGTTCATTTTTTGGTAGTAAACCCATGGTTTAAACCTCCATTTATATTAATATTCATTGACCGGGTGCAAACCGTAATTATGCGTCTTTACCTCCTAATTCACGAACATTGACCAACAAGTAATCTTTACCCTTGGTTATTTTCTTCTTGGTCGTAAATTCTTTGACAATTTTCGGGTGCTTCTTTTCAAGTTTCTTTTCATCAAGCACAAGTTTTGTGGTGGTGTCCGATTGAACACGGGTGATTCGTACACGCCCGGTGTCCAACGTCTTCACACCATACTTGTCGAACTGTTCCAACAATTGTGCTTTTGCTTCATCATGCTTGGTCTTCAATTGTTTGAAACCAACCAATTGGTCTTCCAATTTGATTAATGCGTTTTGTTTCTTCACAATGTCTTTTCCGTAAAACAACACGTTCCATTGGTCAAGTGTCATATCCGGGTTCTTTTCAAGTTCAATACATGCGTTTTGGAATGCCGTTATTCGGCTTTGAATTTTATTCCATTCATCGGCGTCCCTGTGGACAACTTCAATCACTAATTTATCCGGGTCAAAACTCAAGTCGAAAAATTCATCACCATTTTCCAAGTCGTAATCCACGCCGGTATAAAAGTTTTCGGGACGGGGATAACCAACAAATGCAATTTCGTCTTGGTTCCAACGTTCCATATAAAACCGCCCTTGTGGTGTGTAATATGGAATGTCCAATCCTTTGGCTTCACCAAATGTTTTAACCTCAATCATTGCCGGGTATTCCGTGGTGTTTTCGTCAATGCCGTCCGTGTTCCCACGTTGTAACAAGTCTTCATCAATACACGTTGCTTCAACATAGTTGGTGCCATTTGTGGCATTCAAATATTCCCGGATAATTGGTTCCATCAATTGACCATATTTTGTATATGGATTTCCCTTGAATTCGTTTGGAATCAACTTCATTTTCTTTTTGGCAAATGTGAACAGGGAATCACCTTGTGGATATTTTATTTCATTCAATCCCAATAGGTTTGGCAAGTCTGAACCACCAATATATTTTTTTCGTTGTAATACTACATTTTTATCCGGCATTATTCTTCACACCCATCACAAGTTTCACAATCACAATTGCATTCTGTACTTGATTCCAATTCTTTTATTTGTGTCATCAATCCACCAACGAATTCTTCATGGTGACTTTCAAACGTAACTTGTGCTTTGTTCAAATCATCTTCCAAATCTTCAATCTTGCTTTCAAGTTCTTCCACCTCTGAACGTAACGATTCGATGTCTTCCACTTCATCTTCCAAGTCTGAACCGGACATTTCACGCCCCATGAATATTGATGACCGTATTGAATCAATAGTGTCATCAATGAACAGGGAATACGAACCGGGGAATTTTAACCCGTTCAACACATTCCCGTTTTCATTCATTTGTTTTTGACCCCATTCCAATACATCAATAATATATTCGGCGTCACTTTTATTTCCTTCAAATTCTATATACATTTTAAACCTCTTGTTCCCATAATTTAATATTAAAATCTTGCTTATTGTCCAATGCCCGGTAAATGTCCCGTTCAATTGTCGCTTGTGTAATGAACTTGTATGCCGTCACGTGGTCGGTTTGACCCATGCGGTGTGTGCGTCCGTATGACTGATAAAATTCGGTGTACGATTCGGTTGGTGAGAAATAAACAATTACTGTTGTATATGTAAATTCAACCGCTTCGGAACCTGATTTGTAATTTGCTATTGTCACACTATTTTCAACATCACCCCATTCGTTTTTCTTTGGATAATGTTTTTCGTGACCGTTGCAAACAAATACATTTTTACCTTTTGGAATGGACTTTTTAATTTGTTCCAATTCCAAATCATAGTTGTAAAACACAAGCACGTTTTCTTTTGTGCCGTCCAAAAACTCTTTCAAGTAATCGGATTTGTCTTTCATGTTGGTGTTGACACGCAACCCGTGACGCAATGACATCATGTTGTCCAATGGTGTGTCATCATCAAGCATTCGTGTCTTCTGAATCCGCTTGTACACTGGTGACGCTTTAAACAACACGTCTTGGAACACCAACGGTGGTAATTCAAGTGCTTCGGACTTGTTTAACCGCCGGGATATGGATTTCCATTGTGCTTCAATTACGTCCGTTTGGTTCCAATCGACAATTTCATTATATCCAAACCGGTTAATTGTGACGGCATGTTTCTTCAAAAATTGTGTTTTGTTTGGTGTCAATTTGAACATTTTGAAGTAATTAATCATGTCTTCCCAATTGTTTGGTGTTGGTGTGGCACTCAATAGAATGAAACCATCGGCAATTCTTGTTAGATTGAACCCGGCTTTTCCCCATTTGCCCGTTGAATTTTTCAAACGATGACATTCATCAAATATGACGAAATATCCCCGGTATTTTTGCCAATCTTTTGCAAGTTTGTTGTAACTGATTGCTTCAAACTCCACGTCATCAAGTAATTCGTCAATTGTACGGTTCCAACCCTGTTCGTTTATCTTGGACGCCGGTGCCACAATCAAAAGCGGTGATTCCGGGTAGTAATGACGCCAATGGTACAATCCCATGTACGTTTTCCCGGTTCCGGTGTCCATATCATAAACAAAGTTCCGTGTGGTGTGTTCCATGTACTCTTGTTGGTACGGTAACAACTTAATCACGTATTTATGCCCTTGCTTCGATTAACGTGTTTAAACGGTGTATGCGTGCTTCCGAATCGGTCATTGATTGCAATTCGGCTTCCCGTAACGCTTCCAACGATTCGGTGTCATACATTCCAACTTCCGCAACAAATTCACCCAACATTATTTCTTGTTGGCTTGCTTGTGGGTCAACTTCCATTCTGAACAAACGTTCTTGGTCACTCATTTTTCTTTTCCCTCCACTTTTAATTTCGTTAATTCCTGATAGTAATAATGCTTTTCTTTGATTGCGGTGATTGATATTCCCATCAACGCTTTTTCAACGGTGCATTTCCCGGCACGTACCATGTTCAACCATGACTTCACAACAATGTCTTTTTCATACAATACTTGTAATTCAAAGTTGTTTGCCATGATTTTGTCTAATTTGTTAATTTCTGAATCGTGCATATATGCTTTCACCAATATAGATGGTCACAACAATTGCAAGTGCCACGGGTATCGGCATGACGAACCAACGCCACGAAACCAACCCAAACAATGCAAGCACGAATCCAACCACCGTAATCGCAACCGATAATTCGGCAAGCGTTTTTGTAATCTTTTCCATGTTCAACCCCTCATGTGTTCTTTAACTTGTTCCAGTGATTCGGCAACAAATGCCATTCCACCGGTTTCGTTAATTCGTTTTATATTCCACTTTTGTAATTCTGTTGGTTGTTCACCGGGTGCTTTGACTTCGATTCCAATGAACCGTCCCATGTGACAAACCAATATGTCCGGCACTCCGGCTTGTGAAAATTTGCTTCCGTGATATTTCACCACGTATGCACCAAGTTCATCACGTAAATACGACTTGATTTTATTTTCAATATTCTTTTCCGTTGCCATTATTTTTTTGGTTCCGTTGGCAAGTCTTGAAATTCCATTGCTTCTTTTGCAATGTCCCGTTCAACATAGAATAGATATTCCACACCAAGTTTCGGAAAAAACTTGTCACGTATCATATACATTTCATTGCGTGTGAATTGGGTTATGCCGTTTTTCTTATTCCGCATTGTGCGGTTCGTCACTCCAAGTTCTTGTGCAATGGAATCAAGTGATACATTTGAACGCTTGAATTCCGCATTTAAATTGTTAAACATTTAATCCCCTTATTAGATTTGTAAATTTGTTTCCCTCCAATCACATTACATAATTGATACTACTATCATACCGCTTTTGGATTGAAATATACAAGCCGGTTTTTGTAAAAACTTTTCCACATGTGGACAACATATTTTCCAACACTTGTGGTGGTCTACTGTGACCACCCCCACACGTATTGGTTGGGGCTATGGGGTGTCCCCCACCGGACACATGTTTTGCCCTGAAAAAATATTTTACACGGGGCTTGTCCCCTCCCCTACCCCGTGGGTGTGTCGGTCTTTTTTATTTTTGACCCCTGTTAAAAACGAACTAAAGACGAACAAAACGTTGTAAGTTTGACATTTTGTCAAAATAGTGGTGGGGAAGTGAACAAAATACGAACGGGGAAGTGGTACCAATTAAAAAACCGCCCTTTCGGACGGTCTTTTGTGTGAACACATTTGTTGTGTATTAGAACGGGGCAAGTCCGTTCAACTTGGTCTTGTCACTAACGTGGATTGCTTTATCAATTGCCTTTAATATAGCGGTTCCAATCAATGCCCATGCGGTTGGGTCTTGTACGTTTGCAAGTTGTGTTACAAGCACCGGCACGATGGCCAATAAAAGTAATCTTCCAAGTTCTTTTAATGCTTCAATTTTTGCTTTACTCATTATATTATTCCCCTTTATTACTATTTAAAAACGGTAAATATTTTGTTAAAAATTTACCAAGTTGACGCATGAATGTATCGGCGGTTTCTGAATCCGCTTCATTTGCCATGGTCAATTCTTCAATTTTCGTTTGTGCTTCAATTGCCTTTTGGTTGGCAACTGTGACGGCTTTATTCAAATCATCAAGTTGCTTTTGTGTTGGACGTTCACCCATTTCGGCAAGTTTCTTTTGAATGGCTTGCAATTCGGTGTTGGACTTCTTCAATGCGTTTCCAAGATTAACCGCATTTTTTTCCGCATTCACCAAACGTGGGATTCTATTACGCCAATTCACACCCTCCGATGATTTGAAAAATTGCCAAATTTTTGCATTGGTTTCTTGACCAACGTGGTTTTTATTTAAATCCCTATCACTTGCACCCGAATGTGCGTCCAACCGCCCCAATAATCCGTGTGCCAATATTCGTGCAATACTCAAATCCGTTTTACTCATTGTGCTTGACCCTCCTGTTTTTGGGGTCAACCACCCGGACACTTTTGACCAACCCCGATTTTTAATATATGCCACTCCACCGGGATTTCCCCCGTTTTGTTCCATCACTGTCATACCACTTGATGTGGCACTTAATACCAACGCCGTGTGTCCCCATGGTTGGTAAAAATCTTTACTCCAAACTACAATGTCACCTTTTTTCGGTAACTGGTTTGGATTTCCAACTTCATTCTTTACCCGTGTAAAATATTGACCAATTGGATTTGCAAATATTCTATAAAGTCCCTCGGCACCACCGGAACCGGTTGGAAACGATGGACACCCGTGGACTTTACGGGCATATTTGGCAACAACGTCCCAACATTGCGCCCCATAATAACCATCTTCATCAATGTGTTTTCCACTGTACTGTTCGATGTATTGATCAACTGTCATGGCGTCCCCTTTGTGGTTATTATATCACTATTGTAATTCGGGTGCTGGTTTCGGCTTCACTTCCAATATATCAAACCGATTGTTGCTTTGAACTTCTTGGGTTTTGGTGTTGCCAAATTCATCAATTATTGTGATAAACGATTCAACATAGCAATCACGTTGTGGTTTGTCTATTGTGATCGGTTCAAATTTGGTTCCCTGTTCAAAATTACCAAACACCCATTTCGATGTTTCGATTTTTCCGTCCGTGTTTTTTATGGAACCACGGGAAAATGCAGTTGCCACAAGTGATTTTGGTTCGGTTGGGCAAAATATTTTGTCAATGTAACTTGCTGGGTATGAACCAAACCCACGCCGTATACTTTGGAACACAATTTGTTCACCAACAAAATATGTCGGTTCAACGACAATATCTTCATATTCAAAAAAATCTGATGATGGTGCTTTTCTTGCAATTTCGGCGTCATTGCGATCACTAGATTGTTGACGAAATTCAACAAAATTTGTAATGGCTATCGACGCCACTGCAAAGAACGTGAAAAAAACCATTGCGTCGAAAAAAAATTGTCGATATATCTTCATTATTTTTTGCCCCTATTGAACATTTCAGAAACGTTGAATTCAGCAGAAACACCAACACCGAAGAAACCACCAATGACCCACCACGGAATGTCTGCGTCTGGTAGTGCAAACAATTTGATTCCTATCAAAACGAATGCAAAACCGAAACCAATGATTTGAACAGTTCTTTTTGCAAGTTTTTCTTCTTTTCTATCTTGTTTTTGTGACATGAATTATACCCTTTATTATTGTGTATAAAAACCAACCAATCGGTATGCCAATCATAAGTCCGTAAATGAATGGTGTAACAGATTCCATTTTGCTATTGTACCCCTTTGGTTGATTTAAGTTTGTTCGATTTAATACACGTTTGTATATTTCTTTTATATTTTAACATGTTTGTGCTTTTAAATTTTTAAAAATATTCTTTTATTATTACAATACCATCGGCACCATCACCACCACTTGCACTTGTGACATTACCCCAACCACCATTTCCACCACCACCGGGTGCAAAACCATCTATACCGGCAACAGAGTTTCCACCCTGACGTCCTGAACGTTGTTCTTGTGCATAAAATGACGCACCACCACCCCCGGCGTCCGCACTACCGTTGAAATAATGACCACCTTTTCCACCGCTTAATAAAAAGTCACCAGTGGTACCCACTCCGGCGTCACCCCCTGTTCTGTCATCGGTGGTTGCACCACCACCAGTTGCAACAACAAGACTTCCAAAACTACTTGTACCCCCTGCACTTCCTGCATTATTTCCTGCTGAACCACCCGAACCACCTGCACCAACGGTTACCGATTCGGTACTTGATAAATTGTCTTCCATTATTCTTGCTTTAGCATATCCACCACCGCCACCACCGTTTGCCACACGTCCACCGCTTTGTGAACCACGTCCACCACCGCCACCACCAACAACTTCAACATCAACATATTTCAGATTATCTGGTTTTGTCCATGTTGATGATGATGTTGCATAAATAGTGTTCCCAAGTACACCCAATACACGCCCGTTTATTTCAAAACCATTTTCAACAGTGGGTATATTACCAACGGCAACACTATTTCTTTTTTTATCAATATAAAATATTGGTTTCCCGGCACTCATGGTAAACGCCGTTGTGGTGGTATTCAATTCATCGGTTGCACGTGCTTCAAAATCAACCGAAACCGAATTGTCCAAACTCAATGCAATATCGGTTGTGTCGAACGTTCCTGTTCCAACGGTGCGTGTCATGGTTGTCCATGCCGTCCATGTTCCACCATTTAATTTGTATCTATATTCAACCGCACTTGTACCAACCGTGTTTTTATCAACACCACCAATGGTCAATCTTGAAAATGAACCGGACACTTCCAATGTTGTGTCATTTTCAAATCCGTTCAAACGGGTTGCCATCACGTTCACACTTGGTTTTGCATATGGAATCATTGTCAATGTTTTGTTGACCGTGGCAACATTTCCACGACTATCAACGGCGTTCACCACTTGCGACAAGTTTGCCCCGGAATTTATGACACCATGTGAAAATGTCCGGTCAACTGTTGCGGAAAATGGTTGTGTGATTTTAATACCATTGACCGTGCTTTCATATCTGACAGCACTTGCGGAAAATTTCGTGGTCATTTTGTCGGCAACAAGAA